TTATCAATCAAGACGCCAATAGTATAGACTATCAAAAACATTTAGAACAAAATATAATGAGACTTAATTATAGGTCCTTTTTACAGGTAGTATTACTTGGTTCTTCCTCATATGAACCTTTTATGAAAATGAAGCCACGTTATAGACGAGAAGTGGTGGAAGAAATCCTAGACATAAGGGTATTTGGTCTTATGGATTTAATATTAAGAAGTCAACAATCAGATTTAGCAAAGAAAGTTATAGAAATGAAACACCGTGCTGAACTTATACAGACCAAGTATGAGACAGAGTTAAACCACTTTAAAGCTATTTCCGACTTGAATATGAACGACCTAGATGGTAAAAAACAACTAGTTAAGAAAAATGATGATGACAGTAAAGACTATAGTAATAAGATAAATGAATTAAATACAAAAATAGGTGTATATAAACACGACATAGAAAACAAAGATAAGACGCAAAAGAAAGTAGGTCAACTAACAAAACTAGAGGCCAAAATTGAAACTAATTTAAATACACATCAAAAGACATTAGAGTTTTTTAATAACAATGACAACTGTCCAACTTGTACACAACCAATAGACCAAGACTTTAAGAAACAAAAGATAGAGGCCACCGAGAAAAGAGTTAAAACTCTACAAGATGGCATGAAAGAACTAATAAGTGAGATAGCCAATACAGAATTAAAACTATCAGAAATGAATAAAGTATCTCAAAAGATACAAGAATTAAATATAGACATATCTAAATTTGAAACTTCTTTAGATGAACTAAACAAATTTAGCAATAGAATACATGAAGAAATAAGATTACTAGAAAACAAACAAGTAGACGGAAAAGAAATACAAATACAATTAGATGAATTAAATAGTAAACTAGAAGAAACAAGAATTGAAAAAGACAGAATAATAGAACAAAAAAATTACGTAGATATATTAAGAGAGATATTAAATGACAAAGGCGCCAAGGCACAGATTATACGTAAGTATGTTCCAATAATGAACAACTTAATTAATCAACATTTACAAGCCATGGATTTCTTTGTATCGTTTCATTTAGATGAGGAGTTTAATGAAACAGTAAAAAGTAGATTTAGAGATACATTTAATTATAATAACTTTAGCGAAGGAGAAAAAATGAGAATAGACCTTGCTTTGTTATTTACGTGGCGACATATCGCAAAAATGAAAAACAGTACAAATACCAATCTATTAATATTAGATGAAATATTTGATGGTAGTTTAGATGGCCAAGGTACAGATGATTTCTTTAAGATTATAACACAATTAACAAAAGAGAACATCTTTATAATATCACATAAAGGCGATATAATGTTTGATAAATTTACGAACATAATCAAGTATGAGAAATACAAGAACTTTACTAGATTACAAGCAACATAAATAGGAGTATTATGGGAAGCACACAAAAAAATGTAATGAAAAAGCCAAAGCAGACTATGAATAAGCTGGCTCATAACATAAACAAATCTGGACCTACACCTTATACGGCAAAGGCCGAAAAGATGATGAAGAAAAAACCTGTAGAACAAACTATAGGAAAACCAGATGAAACAAAAGACGATGGTACATTTAAATTAGTACCACCTAGAGACCCTAGAGTTAACTCGGCAATAGCACCATTTACAGATGACATGTTAAAAGAACATGGTATCAAGGATAGAAAAGAACTAACAGATAGAATGTTCAAAACTATGTTAAAATATGGTGGTATAGGATTAACAGCGAATCAAGTAGGGTTACCTTTTAACATGTTTGTGTTAGGTGCCCATGACCATATAGAAAATGGTTTGAAAATGGCTTGTTTTAATCCTATGATAATATCTAAAGGTGAGGAAGAGGTTATGATGAAAGAGGGTTGTCTAACTTTTCCTTTTGTATTCTTATCAATTAATAGACCAAGAAAAGTGGTTGTAAAATATCAAGATGAAAATGGCGACTTAAAAGAAGGCCATTTAGATGGTGTTGTAAGTAGAGTATTCCAACACGAATTAGACCACTGTTTAGGTAAGAATATGACAGACAGAGTAAGTAAATTTAAACTAGATTTAGCTTACAAGAAAGCAGAAAAACAGATGAAGGCCTACGAAAAACACAAGAAGGCCATGGCAAATTTGTAAGCTTGACTTTCTAAAGACTTTCTGATATTATTATATTATGACTGCAACAACTGACTTTGATATACACGCTAAGCAAGACTTGGCTGGTGTTGAGAAGAAATGGGAACAATTTCAAGACGAAAACGATATATCTAAAATAGAAGATATAGACGAAAGAATACTTAAAGAAGAAATAGAAAAAGACCTTGGTTTCGTGTCTAAAATGACCGTACAAGAGTATACACTATTTCAAAAGTGGCAAGAAGTACAAAGAAAATATCCAACAACAGAAACACATGGTTTATTTGGTACTCAAAAAGTACTAGATGACGCAGTAAACAATAAGATAGCTAATGTTAGAAATAACATATGGATTCCAGAATCACCTGAAGATTACGAGAAATTAGAACCAGTATTAGAATTTACAGACGACCACGAAATCATTGAAAAAGGTGGTCAACTAGGTGCCAAAACAGAAAACAAAAGAGGCAAGACTACAAAATTAAATAATAAATCAGAGACTTGGAATACATTAAGAACTTTCTTGTCAACTATGAAAAACAATAGTAATATTGGTAGACAACTATTCTTTAATGTAAAAGATAATAAATCAGATAAACATTTAGGTGTAATTTGTATATCTGGTGACTTTATGGATTTAACACCAAGAGATAGTGCTATTGGTTGGGATAGACAAAGTAAGACTTTTGGTGGTATGATTAATCACACAGCAATTGGATCATCCATAGTACCTACACAACCTTTAGGTTATAGTTATACTGGTGGTAAATTGTTAGCTTATCTATGTTTATCAGATATTGTACAGAATTTATGGAAAGAGAAGTATGGTGACCACTTGGTTGGTGTCACAACTACATCTTTATATGGTAAATCAAAAACCAATACATTAAGTCAATACGATGGTTTAAAGTATTGGAAAAAAATGGGTTTCACTATGGGTTCCGTTTCATACGAACCACAACTTAATACTAAAAATCTAATAAAACAATGGTTGAAAAAGAATCATACTAGAAAATACTTTGAATGGTATGAGGCAACAAGAGCCAATGGCCAACCATTAAAAAGAGACCACAAGAACAGATCATATATGTTTACTTACAGTAGATTAGGTATACCAAAAGAATATATTAAGACAGATCACGCAAGAGGTATTTACTTTGCTAGATTATATAATAATACATATGAATTTTTAAGAGGAGAGGTAAAAGAAGATCAACTAATAAGAAGATTTGATAACTCTACAGAGGCATTAGTTAATGTTTGGAAGAATAAACATGCTAAAAATAGAGTAAAAAACTTATTGGCGACGGATAGATTCTCTTACGATTCACATTTCTATGATGATTTAATATATCTGGATTGGGAACAGTGTAAGGAAAAGTATTTAAATCAAGTCGGAAGATAAGAATCAGCTATAAAAATCAAGTGTTCTGGTAATGTTCTTTTAAAAAGCAAGTAAGGACGTGAAAAATAATGGTTGCTTTTCAAGTAATTTTCCTTTAGGATAAATGTATATGACAAAGCAAACCACTACTAAAATAAGCATTGATCAAAAATCAGTATTAGCAAAATTAATCGCAACAGAAAATATTTCAATTCAACATAACAATGTACGTACAGCTTCTTTTGATGTAAAGAATAGAGTACTTACATTACCAATATTCAAAACAAAATCTCCCGATGTGTATGACATGCTTATCGCCCACGAATGTGCTCATGCTCTTTTTACTCCTTATAAATCGTGGGCAGAAATTTCTAAAGATGATGAGTTAAGAGCTTATGTTAATGTACTTGAAGATTGCAGAATAGACGCTAAAATACAAAAGAAATATCCTGGTGTTGTTAAAAATTATATCAATGGTTTTGATATTCTTAACAATGCTAATTTCTTTGGTGTTAGAGATAAAGATTTAAATAAAGACTTAATGTTAATTGACAAAATTAATTTATTCTATAAGTCTTCTAAAAGATTACCAATATTATTTTCTACTATGGATAACATATGGATTAAACAAGTTAACAATCTAAAATCATTTAAAGATGTTGTTGAGTTAGCTAAGAAGATGTTAAACTGGCAGAAAAAAGAAATTGAAAAACAAAAAGAAAACGGTTCATTATCTGATAGTATAGATAAACTTTACAAATTATCAGATGACCACGAAATACCTGAAGATGACTTTGGTGATTCTGGTGACAGTGATGAGTCTTCAAATGAGAGTGAAAAAAAAGATGACGCTGACGAGGAAGGCAATGGTGATTCTGGTGATGTTGAGAATACAAAATCAGGTGAGCAACAAAGAACTACTCCAGGCGGAGACGGAAAAGACGCTGACCAAGCTAGTTTAGGTTTAGACTCTAAAAAATTTATAGCAATTACTGACAAGAAATTTAAAGAGAATACTGCTAAGATTACAGTAGCTGATAAAGCATTTAATTATGTAAACTTACCAGATGGTGATTTAAAAAATATTGTTGTTAAAAATAAAACTTTCATTAATGATATGAGAGCTTATATTAGAGACGAGAGAAAATCATATACAGGTACTAGTGAATATTTAAATTGGTTAAAAGGCGCTTTTAAAAAACATATTAGAGACAATATGAAAACTGTTAACTATCTAGTTAAAGAGTTTGAAATGAAAAAATCAGCTACTGCTTATAAAAGAGCAACTACTGATAAAACTGGTACTATTGATCCATTAAGATTAAAAGATTACAAATTTAGTGATGATATATTTAAAAGATTAACAATCTTACCTACTGAAAAAAACCATGGTATGATGATGTTGTTAGATTGGTCTGGTAGTATGGCCGCTGACTTGAAAAAAACAATAGATCAATTATTAAATCTAGTTTATTTCTGTAGAAAAATTAATATACCATTTAAAGTATATGCATTTACAACCGAGTATTGTAATAAACTTGGTATAGATCATAGATCAATAGACTTAACTGAAAAATCTACATGGAAATATAAAGCTGGCGATATGCATATTGAAAACTTTAATTTAATAGAATTAGCAGATCACAAGTTAAAGAAAAAACAATTAGAAGAGTCTTTAATGTATGTTTACAATATGGGTTTATGTTATAGCTCACATGTTAGAGGATTTTGGAATGATGGTAGAGAGGAATATATGGGTACTAGATTCCATATGCCTAGTGAATACAACCTAGGTACTACTCCACTTAACGAAGCTTTAATTGCTTGTTTAAAAATGATACCTTTGTTTAAAAACAAATACAATATTGAAAAAATGACATTTATTACTCTAACAGATGGTGGTGCCAATTATACTGGAGATAGAAAAATAGTTATTGGCGAAGATAACAAACTGGTTGCTGTACATAAAGAAGATTGTTTAACAGAGAAAAAAATTGGTGACAAGTATATATCAGTTAAAAACGTTATTAAGATTGGTAAAAAACAATATGTTAATGACGACCATAGAGTAGGGTTAACAAACTTATTATTATCAATTATTCAAAAAGAATATGGTATTAAAACAATTGGTTTCTACGTATTAAAAACAATTAAATGGTGGGACATTGGTAGATTTACAGGTCACATTAAAGACTTTACTAAAAGAGATAAAGCAGTAATGGAAATTAAATCAAAATTTACTAAAGAAAAATGCGCTCAAGTAACCAACAAAGGTTATAACAAATACTTTTTACTGAACGGTAAACACATGGCCGTTCAAAACACTGACTTATCCACAATCAAAGCAGATGATAAGATAAGAAATATCAAATCTACGTTTAGTAAGAGTATGAAGGGACGAATCACTTCCAGAACTCTTTTAAACAAATTTATAGAGGAGGTCGCCTAGATGATACGGTTATCAACGATTCTTTTAGGCTTTACTTTATCTGTAATCTATGATAGGATATATGTATAATATGAAAGGAAAACACTATGCTTAATGCAAAGCAAACACAATTTGTTGAACACGCTTATAGTTTGTTTAACAAAAAAGAATTAAGCGTTGATGAGTTAAAAAAAGCCAATAAAAAATTTGGTTGTAAATATGCTCCTCAATGGTTAATTAAAAATAAAGATTACAAAGTTGGTAAATCTTTATTTAAACTGCCTGTTGATGGTGAGGACGTTTCTGTTCCATCTAAAACAATTTCAGTTAAATCGGAAGGAAAAGTTGAGTCTGTTGAAGATAAAAAATCTGAAGCGGCTTATGTTGTTTCTTCTTTAGTTGGTGATATTGTGCCTAAAAAAGACCCAATATTCGTACCATTCGGAAATTATACTGATTTGAAATCTATTATTAAATCTAATAGATTCTATCCAATCTTTATAACTGGTTTATCTGGTAACGGTAAAACTATGGGAGTTATCCAAGGTTGTGCCGAGGCTAAAAAAGAATTAATTAGAGTTAACATAACAATTGAAACAGATGAGGACGATCTTTTAGGTGGTTATAGACTTAAAGATGGCCAAACTGTTTGGCAAAACGGACCTGTTATTGAGGCGATGGAAAGAGGTGCATTGTTATTATTAGACGAGGTTGACCTTGCTTCTAATAAGATTATGTGTTTACAACCAATCCTTGAAGGCTCTGGTGTTTATGTTAAAAAGATAAACAAGTTTGTAAAACCTAAAAATGGTTTTAACATTGTTGCTACTGCCAATACTAAAGGTCAAGGTAGTGAAGATGGTAAGTTTATCGGTACTAACATCTTAAACGAGGCATTTTTGGAAAGATTTCCTGTGACGTTTGAACAGAAATATCCAAGTGTTGCGATTGAGAAAAAAATATTAACCAACACTCTTAAAGCGGCTGGTAAATCAGACAAAGGTTTCATTGAGAAGCTAACTACATGGGCTGATGTTATCAGAAAAACGTTTTTTGATGGTGGTGTTGATGAGATTATCTCAACAAGAAGATTAGTCCACATAACACAAGCTTATGCTATATTTCAGAATAAAGTAAAAGCAATTCAAATGTGTACTAATAGATTTGATGAAGATACAAAGAATTCGTTTGTAGAGTTGTATACTAAAGTTGACTCTGGTGCCAGTGTTGAAGACATTATGGAACAGAATAGACAGAAAGATTTAGCTCAGCAATCGGATCTTAGCGATGACGATGATGAGGAAGCTGACGATGACGCTTCTTCTATCTAGTCATATAGCTTAGTGTAATCCTTTGGAGGGCGGTGTAGTGGCCGCCTTCCTCTTAAAGGATAAAAGAAAGGAAAAATGGGTATAAAAATAGACGTTAGAAATAATAATGTAGAACAAGCTTTACGTGTATTAAAACGTAAATATTTAAAAGATGGTTTCTTAAAAAATTATAAACTAAAAATGTATTATGAAAAGCCGTCCGAAAAAAAGAGACGTAAACGTAAAGAGAATATTATTAACGCTAAAAAAGCTAAGAGATTAAGAGAAAAATTTTTATAGAATTTATGAATTTAACGCCATACATTGATATATATATTATGGTCAAGGCTGCTCGTAAGTCCTCTGACAGCGTTAAATCAGAGACCTGGGTCTCTGAATAGGAGTTTGTTTGGCATTTGCGCCTGGTTGTTAACTCTGAAAAACAACTTAAGCTGCGGCTCGGTTTGGTGGTTTTTATAGCCTCTAATATGCAAAAACCACCACTTGAAATATGAGAAATCATACTTATATAAATAATATAGACAACGCCTTATAGGGTTGTCTTTATAAAAATAACTTTGCTTAACAAAAGGAGGTTAACATGCCAAATAAAGCACTTTCTATTTTTAATCAATTAAGACCAATAACCGTAGGTTATGATGATGTATTTGATCATTTCGAATCAATGTTTGATGAGTTTGGTTCAATGCCAAGAATATCACAACCTAGTTTTCCGTTTTACAATATAGTAAAACAGGATAAAAACAAGTACGATATTCAAATCGCTCTTGCTGGTTATAACAAAAAAGACATTGAGGTTACCTTGGAAGAGGGAATCCTTAAAGTGTCATCTAAAAAAGAAGAAAAGGAAGATACTAAAGATGGTGAAATAATCCATAAAGGTATTACTAAAAAGTACTTTTCTAAATCTTTTACAGTGGCCGAAGACGTTGAAATCAACGGTGCTGAGTTAAAAGATGGTCTTTTAACTATTAGTATGGAACGTATTATTCCAGAACATAAGAAAGCAAGAACTATTAATATTAAATAGTTTTTAATAGAGGGTGAGGGAGCATTGACTTCCTCACTCTTACGTGATATAAAGGATACATTATGAGAATACCGAGTATAATATTTAAGACAAGAGTAGGCGACCTAGCAGAGAATGGCGAGTGTACTTTTGAAAACGGTAAGTGGGTGGATATAACTACAGAGTCTTTATTCAATAATAAGAAAGTAGTATTATTCAGTTTACCAGGAGCTTTTACACCTACTTGTACGTCACAACAATTACCTGGTTTTGAAAACAATTACAAAGCATTTAAACTACAAGGCATAGATGAAATCTATTGCTGTTCAGTAAATGATTCGTATGTTATGAATGCTTGGGCTCATGCTTCAGACGTAAAAAACGTTAAGATGATACCAGATGGTAATGGCGAACTAACAAAAGCATTAGATATGCTTATTAGTAAAGAGGCCATTGGTTTTGGTTATCGTTCTTGGAGATATGCAGCTGTAATAAATGACGGTGAAATAGAAAAAATGTTTGTAGAGCCTGGAAGAGACATTAATGATCCTTCGGATCCTTATGGAAACTCTAGTCCAGAAATGGTTTTATCATATTTACAAACACAAGAAATTAAGAGGTCAGTTTGAGGCTTGACTTCCTAATCAATTTGATATAAGATCAAAAATGCGGATATCGTATAAAAGTATTATGAGAGATTTCCAATCTTTAGAACTTGGGGCAGTACCAAGTATCCGCTCCAATTATAATATGAAAAAGGAGTGATTAAATTATGAACTTGTCAACAGAGACAATCGCAATGCTTAAAAATTTTTCTGATATTAATCAGAATATTTTAATTAAGCCAGGAAATAAAATACAAACTATTTCCAATATGAGAAATATCTTAGCAGAAGCTGAGATAAAAGAGAAGTTTGATAGTGAGTTTGCTATCTATGATTTACCACAATTTTTAAGATCATTAGACTTATTCAATAGTCCTGAACTTAAATTTAATGGTGGTGCTCATATGACTATCAGTGAGGCTAAAAACGGTAGAAAATCAGTTAAGTATTTCTTTTCTGATAAGTCTACAGTATTTACACCTAATAAAATAAACATGCCAGATAAACATGTCACATTTACATTAAAGAATGATGACTTGGCAGAATTACACAAAGGTGTTTCTACGTTAAACTTACCAGATGTTGCCGTTATAGGTGATGGTAAAGAAATCAAATTAGTAGCTACTGATAAGAAAAACAAATCTTCTAACGAAGTATCTACAGTAATCGGAGAATCAGCTGTTAAGTTTACTGCTTATTTTAAATCAGAAAACTTTAAGATGATACCTGGTGATTACGATGTAGCAATCAGTAAACAAAAGATTTCTAGTTTCATATCTAGAGGTAAGAACGTCCAATATTGGATCGCATTAGAACCTGACTCATCATTTTAAGGAGTTAGGCTATGACCGATTTTTTATGGGTTGAACAATACCGACCCAAAACAATAGAGGATTGTATTCTTTCAGATGATACCAAGAAAACATTTTTAGAGTTTCTATCTAAAAAAGAATTACCAAACATGTTATTAACTGGTACTGCTGGTACTGGTAAGACAACTGTAGCACGTGCTTTGTGTGAACAATTAAATTTAGATTATATAGTAATCAATGGTTCAGATGAAGGCCGTCAAATAGATACATTAAGGCATAAGATTAAAAACTTTGCAACAACTGTATCATTTAATACAGAGTCTAAACATAAAGTAGTCATAATTGACGAGGCAGATTATATGAACGCCGAATCAGTACAGCCTGCTTTAAGAAATTTCATAGAAAGTTTTTATAATAATTGTAGATTTATATTTACTTGTAATTATAAACACAAAATCATACCAGCTTTACATAGTCGTTGTACCGTAATTGATTTTAAAGTCAATAATGGTCAAGTTAAAAAGACGGCTGTCGCCTTTATGAAACGTATGGAAGGCATATTAAAAGAGCAAGATATTGAATATGATAAGAAGATACTAGCTCAATTAATAGAAAAACATTATCCAGATTTCCGTAGAACTATAAACGAACTACAAAGATATTCTGTACGTGGTAAGATTGACAGTGGTATTCTATTTAATTTAAAAGAAACCGACTACAAAAATCTTATGGGTAATCTAAAGAATAAAGAGTTTGATAGTATGAGGAAGTGGGTAGTAAACCATTTAGATATGGATTCTACAGACTTATTCAGAGGTGTCTATGATAGTTTATCTCAAAATTTAGACCCTAAATCTGTACCTCAAGCAATATTAATCATTGCTGGTTATCAGTATAAAGCGGCTTTTGTAGCAGACCAAGAAATCAATACAATAGCATGTTTAACTGAAATCATGGCCAACTGTAAATTTAAACAATGATTGGTCATCTATACGGATTCTTCCAGAGAGATTTTAAATCTGGTAAGTTTTTTCTAACCATCGGTAAGACTGGTGATTGGAAAAGTAGAGAAAGTCAATATAAAACAACCAATGCCAATATCTCTTTTGATTATTTGAAAGAGGTTAAGTACAACTATTTAACAGAAGCAGAATCAGACCTTAAAAAATATCTAAAAGAACACTATCCGATATGGAAAACCAGTGAGGAACAGTTTGAAATAGGAGACGGAGAACTAGATGTTGCTAAAGCAGAAAAGGTTTTACAAGAGGTTTTGAACAAGGTTAAGACCAAAGGTAATGACGTGGCTGGGATAGACTATCAGTATGGTACTCTATTCGGTGTACGAGACTACCGAGATTTAAGATTACCTTGTGACATGATCCCTGGTAAAGTTTCTATGATCGTCACGAAAGCCGGTGTTAAAGAGCGTCAAAGGAAGTATTTTACTAAATATGAGAAAAAAGGCAGACGCCTTATTAAACTGAATACACCGAAAAGACTCAATATCAGCAATGAAGCTTGGGACATAATACAAGTGGTTCAAGCAAACGAAAGAGATAAAGAGAACGATGGCGAAACGGACATTATTTAGAGTATGTGTTGTGAAATTAAGAATGTTTTGGGCAGATATTAGAGGACATCATGGTAAAAGATGGAACTATGAACCAGGTGACCACTATATGGGCAGACATAAATTTAGAAAGTGAGAGAATTAGCCCTTTTAGCTCAGCTGGTAGAGCAACTGATTTGTAATCAGTAGGTCGTCTGTTCGACTCGGACAAAGGGCACCATTATTATGTACGAATTGAAAGATTATTTAAAGGCAATTAATGAAACAAAAGTGAACCTTTTGGCTTCCAATGATATCGCCTGGAAAAAGAAATACCCACCATATGTAATTAACAAGTGTTTATCAATGTTCATTGATACACTACCACATGCCAATGAAATGAACGGTTACCACTTCTTGGATAAGGATATACAGTTTTCGTTTTTGATAAATAGTATCAGACCAAAGAAGCGTTTTGGAGGCAAATGGATCAAACAACAAAAGCTGCATGATTTGGAGAATGTTAAGGAGTATTATGGTTATAGTAATGAAAAAGCAAAACAAGCTTTACAAATACTCACAAAAGAACAATTAGAAAAAATTAAACAAGCCACATACAAAGGCGGGAGAACTAGATGAATGAAGAAATAAAGTGGTCACAAGAAGATATGTTAGAGGTCACTCTAACCCAACCAGATGATTTCTTAAAAGTCAGAGAAACATTAACAAGAATAGGTGTAGCAAGTAGAAAAGATAAGACGTTATTTCAATCTTGTCATATATTACATAAACAAGGTAAATACTACATAGTACACTTCAAAGAATTATTTGCTTTAGATGGCAAGAAAGCAACTCTAATAAACAACGATATTCAACGTAGAAATACAATAGCAATTTTATTGCAAGATTGGAAATTAATAGATATAGTCAATAAAGAGTCGGCTACATCTAATAAAGCACCATTATCACAAATTAAAGTATTACCATTTAAAGAGAAAAAAGAGTGGATATTATCCGCTAAATATAATATAGGAAAAAAGGTAGTAAAGGAAGATACTGATAATGCAAATACCAAAGTTTAGAGATTATATAACAGAGAATAAACAGACACGTAAAAATAAACCATTTACGGTGGCTATTCTTACTGTAAACGATTCAGATAATCCTAATAAGGATTCTACTGTAGAGCTTATAGAAAAGGCTTGTAAAAAAAGAAAAATCAAGTGTGTTATAGTCAACACAAATACTACAATCATCACAGGTAAAGACGAGGAAAAGAATACATTAACTGTCTATAATTATGACGGTAAAAATGGTGAGCATGAGTTTGTTGGTAAAGATACAATTTGTATAACAAGAGGTGGTGCATGTCAAGATGAAGCTGGCCTTTCTTTAATATCTGCTTTTCAAAACTCACAATCTTTTATGATGAATACAAGATCAGCTATGTTGACTTGTGACAACAAATTGACAAGTGCTTTATTAATGGAAAAGAATGGTATTCCTACACCAAGAACTGCTTTCGTATCTAACGAGAAAAACATTAAAACAGGATTAGAACAAATTGGTGGTAAGTTTCCACTTATCTTAAAGACATTAACTGGTACACAAGGTATCGGTGTAATTAAGATTGAAAGTTATGAAGGCCTGGTTGCAACAGTACAGGCGATGTGGAAATTAAACGCTGAATTATTAATACAAGAATTTATGGACGTTAAGTTTGATGTAAGAACTTTCGTGTTAAATAACAGAATTATTGCAAGTACAAAAAGAACTCACAGCTCTTATGACTTTAGGTCAAATACACATAGAGGTGCCGAGGCAGAACCATATACTTTAAATGATGAAGAAAGAGATATTATTATAAAATCTTCTCGTGCTTCAAAAGCATATATGGTAGGTGTTGACCATATTGTACACGGCAAAAAACCATACGTTTTAGAAATCAATGGTAGTCCAGGATCAGGTGCAGATTACCAAGGTTACCAATACAAAGATTATTATTCTGATCCAGAACCATCAGGAAGAATTGATGGAGAAAAAATGATGGACTATCTAATAGATTATATTTCAGATAGAGTTAATTGGGATAGACAATCATTAATAGAAAGTGGTTGGTTAGAAACAATAGAACTAGAAGATGGTTTAAAAGTTAGAGCAAAATTTGATACAGGTAACGGTGCGAAAGCTTGTGCTTTACACGCCGATAAAATTTTAGAAGATAAAAAAATTGTTAAATGGAAATATGATGGCAAAACTTATAGTAAACCAAGATTTGGTACATCTAAAGTTTTCAGAGCAAATGCCGAAGGAGAAGAACCATCTGAAACAAGACCAACGATTCTTATGGATATTACATTTAATGGTTTTACATATAAAGATGTAGAAGTAGGTTTAGATAATAGACCTAGAGCACACTCCGATTTGTTGGTAAATCGTGAGTTAATGAGACAAATGAATATTAGTGTCAACCCTAATAGAACGTTTGTATTGAGTAGAAGACTAAAACCGGTTGACAAAGGACCAAACATATAACATTGCCATTTCACAGGTTCTATGTTATAAAGAACTATAGGAGATATTATGGACAAAGTGAAAATATTAAGACTATCTACAGGCGAAGATGTAATTGCCAAAGTAGGTGAAAACGACCAAGGAGTTTCTTTACAAAACCCTTTCGTAATCATACCTCAACAATCAGCACCAGGAAAACCAATACAATTGATGATGTCATTGTATAATGCGTTTGGTAAAAAAGATACGGTCACTGTAGGTAAAGATAAAATTGTTTTTATGACAGAACCTAAAGACAATATTTTAAAATCATATGAGCAGAATACAAGCTCAATATTACAACCAAAGAAAAGTTTAATAACAGAGGCCAATTGATAACGGTAAATTTTATAAGGACTAATAACGAAAAAGTCCAAGTAAAAGTGCCACCAGGTTTCACTATAATGGAGGCTGCTAAAGAAGCTTCTTTAGATGAAATACCGGCAGATTGTGGTGGTTGTTGTGCTTGTGGTACTTGTCACGTTTATGTAGGTAATGCCTGGATTGACAAACTAGGAGAAATAAATTATAATAGTGCTGAACAATCATTATTAGAATATGAAAAAGATTACAAAAAAGGAATTAGTAGATTGAGTTGTCAAATTTCATTAACAAAAGAACTTGACGGTATAACTTTACACTTACTTGACGACAGATGATATATGATGTTAAAAAAAATTATAAAGATAGACGCTGCTAATTTCGTGGCGTCAAGGCATTATTCAGCTGTAATGCCTAAACTTACAAAACATTATCTAGGTTGTTATGATAATGATAAGATGGTAGGTGTTATTACGTTTGGCTGGGGAACAAGACCTAAACATACAATACAAAAATTGTTTCCTAAATTGAATACAAAAGATTATTTTGAGATTGGTAAGATGTGTATGGATGATAGTATGCCGAGAAATAGTGAATCACAATTATTAAAACTATCTGTAAAATGGTTAAAAGAAAATACATTAATTAAATATCTGTTTACATGGGCAGATGGTTTAGTAGGTAAACCTGGTTATGTATATCAAGCAGCTAACTTTTTATATGGTGGTTTTTCTATTACAGATACATACGTTTCAAAATCAGGTGAGAAAATACATCCAAGAACTATACAAGGTAAACTACCAAACAAAGATGGTTTAAAATATGGCCATAGACCTAATCCAAAACAATTAAAAGAATTAGAATTAAGTAGAGTAAAGGGTAAACAGTTTAGATACATTTATCCTATGACAAAAAAAGATAGAAAAAAATTAAAAGAATCAACTGTTAAATGGTCTACAAAATATCCAAAAGACAGTGATTTAGTATGGCGAATAAAGAAACCAGGTGAGAAAGATTATAAAGAAACAAAGAAAATGCCATTTGACTTATCCAAAGATTATGAGTATAATAGAAAGAACGTTGAGTCGTATCAGAGAGGAACTTTAAGTGAATTTTTATAAGTCAGTAATAGAACATAAAGGTAAACTTCTAGTCAGAGGTATACATGGTGGCAAAGACTATAAAGAAAAGATAGACTTTGGTCCTACATTATATTCATTAACAAAAAATCAATCTAAATTTAAAACTTTAGATGGTAGAAATCTAAATCCTATAAGATTTAAAAACATTAATGACGCTAGAAGATTTAGACGTGATGTTGCAACTCAAAACTCTCCTATCTATGGTCTAGAGAGATTTCATTATCAGTATATAAACGATGAATTTCCTAACAAAATTGAGTGGGATAAAAAGTATATTAAAATATTTACAATAGATATAGAAACTACTTGTGAAGATGGTTTTCCAGATGTAGAAAATCCTATAGAAGAATTACTTTGTATTACAGTTAAAAACCAATCTAACAAACAAATATTAACATGGGGAACTGGTGAGTATAAGACAGATAGACCAGATGTCACATATGTAAGATGTAAAGATGAAAAACATTTACTTATGGAGTTTATGAAATTTTGGTTAAAGAATTATCCAGATGTTATCACAGGTTGGAATACTAAATTTTTTGACTTACCTTATTTAATGAATAGAATTAAATTAATTACCAATGAAAAGGTTGCAAACAAAATGTCGCCTTGGAATATGATTGAGAAAAACGAGATTATGGTAAGAGGTAGACCTCAAACAACATACAGTTTAAAAGGTATTGTAATGTTAGATTATCTTGATTGTTATAGATGGTTTATACCAACAAGACAAGAAAGTTATAGATTAGATTATATTGGTGAGATAGAACTTGGTCAAAAGAAACATGAAAATCCATATGAAACATTTAAACAATTTTATACAAAAGACTTTCAAAAATTTATTGATTATAATATACAAGACGTAGAAATTGTTGACGCCTTGGAAGATAAACTTGGTTTGATTGAACTAGCATTAACTGTTGCATATGAATCAAAAGTAAACTATGATGATATATTTTCACAAGTAAGAGTATGGGATACATTGATTGCTAATCATTTATTGGCAAAAAATATATGTATACCACCAAGAGAAGAACACGATAAAGATACAAAATATGAAGGCGCTTACGTTAAGGATCCAGTTGTAGGTCAGCATAAGTGGGTATGTTCGTTTGATATTAACTCACTATATCCACATATCATTATACAATATAATATTTCGCCAGAGAAGATTATAGGCCATGATGGTTCTGGTCTTTCTGTAAATAAAATGTTAAAAAAGAAAATAGATTTATCTCATTTAAAAGATGAGAACGCATGTATAACACCAAACGGTGCTAAGTTTAAAAACGATAGTCAAGGTTTCTTACCAGAAATGATGGAAACAATGTACAATGAACGTGTCGTTTATAAGAAAAGAATGATTAAGGCGAAAAAAGAATATCAAAAAACACCAACAAAAGAGTTATCAAAAGAAATTGCTAGATGTCATAATATACAATGGGCAAGAAAGATTGCCTTGAACTCAGCTTATGGTGCAGTTGGTAACCAATACTTTAGATATTATGATGTAAGACAAGCAAGTGGTATTACAACAGCAGGTCAATTCATTATTAGATTTATTGAGGAAAAAGTAAATGAATATATGAATAAGATATTAGAAACAGAGTATGATTATATTGTGGCCTCTGATACAGATAGTATCTATGTGACAATGGATAAACTTGTAGATCAAACTTGCAAAGGTAAGAACAACGAACAAATATGTAATTTTATTGATAGAGTTGTTGAGAGTAGAATAGAACCATATATTGAAAAATGTTTTACAGAGTTGGCTGAATATTCAAATGCATTTAAAAATTGTATGGTAATGAAACGAGAAGTAATTGCCAACAAAGGTATATGGGTTGCAAAGAAAAGATATATGTTAAACGTATTAGATGACGAAGGAGTTAGACTTGCAGAACCTAAATTAAAGATTATGG